TAGGCGCGGCTTCTATTAAAGCGCAAGCCCCTAAACTTGACCAAGCCTATATTTCTATGAGGGCAAGATGACATTAACAGCACTCTATTCATTTTCATTTAACGGACAGACCTTTGGTGGAGAAGGTTCGCCATATCAAATACTTAGCGTTGATGGCCTTGAAGGACTACCAGGTATCCGCAACCAAGATGATAACCGAGGATACGCAGATGGTATGTTTTCAGGCCAGGATTTCTTAGCGGGCAGAACCATTAGTATTATTTTTAATACTTTTGGCTCAGGAGCAACTTCCGCACAGGCAAATTACTACACTATCCAACAAGCCTTATTGCCACAAGTAAGCGGCACAACTCCACTTTATTTCAAACTCCCTAACATTACAGGCGACCAATATATAAATGCCCGTGTTCGCGGCAGTCAGACTACGCTAGATGTAAATTACACCTTTGGATATATTACATCTCAGGTCACATTTTTCTGCCCTGACCCTCGTTATTATTCCAGCAATAATCAGACGGCTTCGTTGGCTTATACCCCGCCAGGAGGCCGAACTTATAACCGCGTCTATAACCTAGAGTATGGCGGCGGCTCTGTCCTTATTACGACCAATATTGCTAATAATGGTTGGGCAACTACTTATCCTATTATTACGCTTAATGGTCCAATAACTGACCCTATTCTGGGTAATCAAACGCAGAATAAAGCCCTTTACTTTACAGGCAGTTATACTAATACTGATGACCTCGTTGTTGATTTATATAATAAACTTATTACATTAAATGGACAACCAGCCCGTAATTTGCTCATTTCAGGAGAATGGTTTTCGGCACAGCCTGGAAACAATTCTTTTTATCTGACAGGTGATGTAGGCTCTACTACAGTAGGACTTACAGCGGCAACGGTCACTTGGAACTCGGCTTACATTTAGGAGCATAGATGACACTAAGAACACCGCCCTCATGGTTACAGAATGGAAGCCACCCTGCCGAAAATGACCGCTTAACAACTCAAGCATTGTGGGCAACAACAGGAATTATTAACTCAGCCTCATTAGCAGTAACCGCTAATTCTCCAGTAGGTATGACGGTTCTTGTAGCAAGCGGGTGGGCGGCTATTGTCGGAACTACCCAAGCCAATATGGGAACTTATGTTGGTTACAATGACGCTTCGGTAACTTTAACTATAACAACTGCTGACCCTACAAACCCTCGTATTGACCGAGTGGTTATGACTGTTAATGACGCTTACTACACAGGCTCAACAAACAATGTAGTTCTCCAGGTCGTAGCAGGAACTCCAGCGGGTTCGCCATCTGCTCCAGCAACTCCAGCAAACTCTATTTCGTTAGCGACTATTGCGGTAGCCGCTGGCGCATTATCTATATCTAGCGGAAACATTACAGATACTCGTACATTAGTAACTACAAACATTCCTGAGAGCGGCGATATTTCTTCCGTTACAGCGGGCAATGGATTAAGCGGGGGCGGGTCAAGCGGGGCAGTAACTCTAACTATTAATACCGCAATTACCGCAGACCTATCTACCGCGCAAACTCTTACAAACAAAACTTTAACTGCTCCAATTATTAGCACAATAAGCAATACTGGAACCCTTACACTTCCTACCTCAACTGATACTTTAATTGGTAGAAATACAACAGATACGCTTACAAATAAAACTTTAACTGCTCCAATTATTAACGGCGCAACTATTGCGACATCTACACTTACAAGCCCTAAAGTTAATCTTGGTATAAATGCTCAAACTGGCACTACTTACACAACAGTATTAGATGATAATGGCAAATTAGTAACACTTTCTAATGCCGCCGCTATTGCTGTAACTATCCCATTAAACTCTAGCGTTGCTTATCCCGTAGGCGCTCAAATAAATATGGCTCAACTAGGGGCAGGTCAAGTAACAGTATCAGGAACGGGCGGCGTTACTATCGTATCTACTGGCGCAACGGCGGCTTCTCCTAAAGCCCGCGCTCAATACAGCACCTTAACAGCGGTTCAAACCAGCACAGATAATTGGCTAGTTATGGGTGATATTTCGTGAGCCGTTTAGCATTAACGCCTACAAATGTTCCCGCGAGCGCAAGCGCAATATCTACACCTACTTTGCGGGCTGGCGACCTTTATTTTAATACATCAACGGGTTTGATGGTTTATGACGGAAGTGCTTGGACACAAGTAAGTTCTAATGTGAGCATTACAGAGATAGACGCTGGAGTATTTGATAGCATAGCGCCATACAATGGTGGCGACCCAACTACCACAGCAACACAAACATTTAATGGAGGTACCCCATAATGCCAGTAGTCACACAAGTCCAAGTTAGACGCGGCACAGCCTCACAATGGACCTCTGCTAACCCAACCTTAGCCTCAGGCGAGTGGGGATTTGAAACCGATACAGGTAAAGTAAAAATAGGTAATGGTTCTACCGCGTGGAACTCTTTAGGTTATACAGGCGCAGGAGATATTGAAGGAGTTACCGCTTCAACAGGATTAACAGGGGGCGGCACAAGCGGTACAGTTACTTTATCTATTGATTCAACTGTAACCACACTTACAGGAACTCAAACACTTACAAACAAAACTCTTACTTCGCCAACAATTAACGACCCTAAATTAAATCTAACTATTGACGCAGAAACCGCTTCTTATACGGCGGTATTAGCAAACAATGGTCAATTAGTAACTATGAGCGTTGCTTCGGCTAATACATTTTCTATTCCGACCAATGCTTCTGTTGCTTTCCCAATAGGTACACAAATAAATGTTATCCAAATTGGAGCAGGACAAACAACAATTCAAGCGGTAACGGCAGGAACAACAACTATTTCTTCAACTGGCGCAACTTCTACCGCTCCTAAACTTCGCGCTCAATTTTCGTCAGCGACTTGTATAAAAGTCAATACTGACCTTTGGTATGTAGTAGGAGATATTTCCTAATGCCTATTCTTGGAACTATTGCTTCTTCAAAACTTGGTTTGAAAGGCTTGGCAGAGGTTAATTATTTAGTTATCGCTGGCGGTGGCGCTGGTGGTCCTGCTTACTATGGTGGTGGTGGGGGAGCAGGTGGGCTTCGTTCAACTGTTACTGCTACTGGCGGTGGTGGGGCTTTAGAAACTCCTTTGAATATGGCAGTCAGTACTGCTTTTACAGTAGTTGTTGGTGCTGGTGGCGCTCAGCAAGGAACAGATTTTTCTTTAAGAGGTAACGCAGGGTCAAACTCATCTGTTTCAGGAACTGGTATAACTACTGTCACTTCTACTGGTGGTGGCGGTGGTGGTACTTTTAGTACTTCAGGACAAACCGCAGGTGGCGATGGTGGCTCAAGCGGTGGTGGTAGCGGCGCACCTGCTAGCGCAGGAGGTACAAGAACAGCAAGCCCAGTTCAAGGCAACACAGGCGGAACTGGCGCAAACGATGGCGGTGCTACCTATGCGGCTGGTGGTGGTGGCGGTGGAGCAGGAGCCAATGGTGGCAATCCTTCTGGCTCAGGTGCTAGTGGAACAGGCGGTGCAGGTGGTAATGGTGTAGCGGTATCTATTACAGGTTCATCGGTCACTTATGGTGGTGGCGGTGGCGGTGGATATGGCCGTGATGCTGGAGTTCCTGGTGGAAATGCTGGACCAGCAGGTTCAGGTGGCGGTGGCGCTGGAAGCACTAATGGATTTAATGGAAGTAATGGAACAAATAATTTAGGCGGTGGCGGTGGTGGTGCTGGTGGCTATGCCGCTGGCAATGGTGGTGGCGGTTCAGGTCGTGTAATACTTCAATATGGTTCTTCTACGCGTTTAGCATCAGGCGGAAATACTATTACTCAAAGCGGAAGCAATTGGATTCATGATTTCACTTCATCAGGAACTTTTAATACAACTGCATCTTTTCTTGCTAAAGCAATAGGTGGAACAGTTACTACAAGCGGGGGATATTGGTATCACACATTTCTTACATCAGGAACATTCACTCCTACACAAAGTATCACGGCAGACATATTAGTTATCGCTGGTGGTGGAGCAGGTGGCGCAAACTTATCGGGAGCGGGCGGTGCGGGCGGTTTATTACACCATTCTTCACAATCATTAACTGCGATAAATTACACAGTCACAGTAGGTGCTGGTGCGCCTCGTAATGTTATAGGTGGTAATGGTCAGAATGGTTCAAATTCACAGTTTGGTTCTTTAACTGTTTCCTTGGGCGGTGGTGGCGGTAACTCAATTAACGATGGAACACAGGCGGCTGGAACTGCCTCTGGTCAAGTAGGTTCAGGCGGTGGCGGTGGATATGGAAATAACGCGGCTGGTATTGGCACATCGGGTCAAGGTAATAATGGTGGAACTTCAGGTGGTTCGCAAGCAGGTGGCGGCGGTGGTGGAGCAGGTGGCGCTGGGTCAAGCGGTTCAGGTTTTTCTGGTGGTGCTGGCGGTGCTGGTTCAAATACTTACTCAACTTACGCTAGTGCAACTTCAACTGGAGTAGGTGGTTATTATGCTGGTGGTGGTGGCGGTGGTGGAGATAGTACGCCTGGTGCTGGTGGTTCAGGCGGTGGTGGAGCAGGTGCAGATGCTTCTACAGTCGGATACAACGCAACCGTAAATACTGGTAGTGGCGGTGGTGGGGCTCGTCAAAACGCTACTTTACGCTTTGGCGGTGGCGGCGGTTCAGGTATTATCATAATTAGATATCCAGTATAAGGAGAAGGCAAAATGAAAAAAGAAAAAGAAAAGAAAACGCACATTTATAGTTATCAGGTGACTATGCTTGTTCATATTATTGCTGATGACCCAATAGAAGCAAAAAAGAAACTAGATGACCAAGGCGGTATAGTTACCAAGCGTGAAGTAGAAGTATTAAACGCACAAGCGCTATACGGCGAACAGGAGAAAGAGTAATGGCACATTACGCAAAAGTAGAAAATGGCATAGTAACGCAGGTTATTGTGGCCGATAGCGTTGTTTGGTGTGAAGAAACTTTAGGTGGCGAGTGGATACAAACTTCATACAATACCTTAGGCGGTGTTCATGCTAACGGAAAGATTCCGTTACATAAAAACTATGCTGGTATTGGATATACATTTGACGGCGTAGGGTTTGCCGCACCGCAACCTTATGACTCTTGGACTCTGAACAAAGAAACCTATCTTTGGGAAGCGCCTACTCCTATGCCTAGTGACGAAAAACTTTATACTTGGAACGAAGAAGATTTAGAGTGGGTAGAGATTCCCGTTAGTGGGTAGTTATGACTACTACCTATCGGTATCTGTTTGCCGATTTACTTACTAATGAAATTGTTGCGGAACTGCCACTTACTAGCGTTAGTTTTACTGAGCAATTAAATCAGGCTGGCACATTTAGCGGTCACATTTTATTATCAGGAGTAAATAGCGCGGCTTTTAATATCCCAGCCGCTACTCAACCTGCCCGTAATGCTATTTATGTAGATAGAAATGGAATCCTGGTATGGGGCGGCATTATCTGGAGTCGCACTTATAACAGCACAGAACAAACTCTTAGTATTACAGCACGGGAATTTGAAAGTTATTTTGAGAAACGCTTAATTACAATTACGGAAGATTTTACTAATACTGACCAACTTGAAATAGCCCGAACTCTCGTTGATAACGCGCAACTTGTAGCAAGTGGAGATATAGGGGTAATAACAGGAAGCGAAACCTCAGGAGTGCTTATTGACCGCGTGTATTATGATTATGAATATAAGAATGTGTATGCCGCTATCCTAGATTTATCTAAACAAGATGATGGTTTTGATTTTAACATTTCGTTATCTTATGACCCTATTACAAATGAGCCATTAAAAACTCTAGTATTAGGTTATCCGCGGACAGGCCATATAGATTCAGGCATAGGCGATATGGATACGCCAGTATTTATCTTCCCTGCTGGAAATATCGCAGAATATTCTTATCCCGAAGACGGCTCAATTACTGTAAATAATATCTTTGTAACTGGCGCTGGTTCTAACGAGGGTAAATTATTGGCCACATCTCAAGATACCCCGTCATTAACCGCTGGTTTCCCACTCTTAGACGCAACCGTTTCTTATACAGATATTACTGACCAGACAGTATTAGATGAATTGGCTATTGCTCAAGTCCAGGCGCTCGCTGAACCGCCGCCAATTATTACTATTGCCGTACCAGCATATATTGACCCTGTTTATGGCACTTATGAATTAGGTGATGACGCTCGTTTAATTATTACAGATGACCGATTCCCAACTACATTAGATGAGGTTTATCGCATTGTAGGTTTAAGCGTTCAGCCTGGCGAAGATGGTCCTGAGCGCGTTACTATAACGCTTACTATTACAACGAATTGAGGAAGCATGGCATACATAAATCAGCCGCCTGACTTGCGTGTTATGTTTCAAGATATAGAACAACGCTTACGCAAACTAGAAACCGCTATCCGTTTTACTGCCCCAGATGTTACAACGGAACCTTTATACCCACGCACGGCAGATATTATCTTTGAAAATACAGATGACCAAATGAAGTATTGGAATGGCACACAATGGGTTGTCTTTGCGGATAATAATTTAGGAACGCCTATTGTGACTTATACCCCCGTATGGAGTTCATTAGGCACAGCCCCCGTATATGGCTCAGGAGCGATAACGGGTAAATATATAAAAATAAGTAAATGGTGTTTTTTTACTGTAAACGTTGTCTTAACAAGTGTAAGTAATTTTGGCACAGGGCAATATACCCTTACTGTTCCGTTTGCTCCGTTATATAATAACGCCTTGCGAGATGGTGGCTTACACGAAGGCTCAAATCATTACGGAATTATGTTAGACATATCTCCCTCTGGCGGCACAACAGGAAAGATGTATTACAACGGCTCCAGCGGTAAAGACCAGGCGTTTGATAAAAACTCACCCCACACTCTAACCACCTCAGATATCTGGTATATCTCAGGCGCATACTTAATCGCATAACTGTTATTATTACGGACTATGAACATAGAACAATGGGTAGGCATCTCGGTAGGTATCTCTACTTTAATCGGCGGTTTTGCTTTAGGAGTGAGGCATTTGGTTAAGTATTACCTAGCCGAATTAAAACCAAATGGTGGGTTAAGTATTAAAGACAAAGTTAAAGATATTGACGATAAAGTGGATAAATTAGAATTACGAATAGATGAAATATACCGATTATTAGTGGAGAAGGCATGAGCGCCGTAGTAGAAATCGCAAAAATTCAATTAGGCTATCAAGAAACTGGCAACAACAATACAAAATATGGCAAATGGTATGGCTTAAATAATCAACCTTGGTGCGCCATGTTTATTTCATGGGTATTCAACGAGGCTGGAATTGTCCAACATGTTGCGGCAAGCAGTAAAAAGGGTTTTGCTTCATGCGCCGCTGGCCTAAATTGGTTTACTAAAAAGAACAAACTTGTGCCTATTGGCCAGGCTCAACCAGGCGATATTGCTTTCTTCCAATTTGATACAGACGCGGAACCTGACCATGTAGGTATTGTGGTCAAAAACAATACTGTGCGTAAAATCCTGGTATGTATAGAGGGCAACACATCAGGTAGTATTAAAGGCTCTCAGGCAAACGGAGATGGGGTCTATAAAAAGAAACGGCCTTACAAATATGTAATGGCAGTAGCCCGACCAATAAAGGAGAAACATGAAAACGCAACACATTGATTTAATCAAATCAGCACTTCGGCACTTTGCTTTGACGGCAATTGCTTTATATCTAGGAGGCGTTACAGATTTAGAGGCTTTGCTTCTCGCAACTGCCGCCGCTATTGTTGGTCCAGCCATCCGCGGTATAGATAAAAACGACCCTGCTTTTGGCCGCGCCGCTGACTGGGTTGTATTTGAGTTAGATAAACTTGCTAAGAAAGATAAAAAGAAGAAATAACGACACGCCGAAAGACCCCGCTACGGCGGGGTTCTTTCTTTTATGGAGTCTTTGCGCTAGTCTTTGCTTATGGCGCTCAAGGAGTCTTTACAAAAATTCGCAGTTGAGACAAGTATTTATTGTCCGTTCCAACGAGTTATTAACAAATTATCTTCTGAAGATAAAAGCGTTCTTGATAAAGCCCTATTAGAAAACTACCCAAATATAACTATCGCAAAAGCCTTGCGTACAGAAGGCCACCGCATAGCCGAAATCTCAATAATGGAACACAGGAAAGGACTTTGCCGTTGTCCAAAGAACCCAGCCTCGAAGAAATCTTAAATCAGCGTCAAGAAGAATACGGTGACGCATTACAAAACTTTGAAAGAATAGGAAAGATTTGGGGCGCACTTTTAGATAGAGAACCTATCCAGGCTTACCAAGTTGCTTTAATGATGGACTCATTAAAAACTGTTCGAGCATTTAATAATCCTGAACATCAAGACTCTTGGATAGATAAATTAGGATACATAAAACACGCAGTAGAAATATTAAACAAATGACCCTTAAAGAAGCCTTTGACCAAGAACCTGATGAGTTAAAAAATGAAAACATAAAAGAATTACAAAATGCTTTTATTCGGATACAGAAACAATTAAAAAAGGCTAAAGAAAGAAATGAAGAACTTGTAAGCGTAACTCAGCAAGCCGCTTATGACGCTATGTTAAGTCTTGGACCATTATCAGAAACTCCAATACCTAAGATACCTAAAAGCATTAAAACTAAATCTGAGGTTGCTCTATGGCACATGACGGACTGGCAAGGGGCTAAACGAACTACTAGTTATAACAGCGAGGTAATGAAGAAGCGAGTATCTGATTTTGCCAGCAAGGCTGTCCGTATAACCGAAATACAAAGGGCTGACCACCCAATTAAGAATTGTGTAATTATGTTTGGCGGCGACATGATAGAAGGTCTATTTAATTATCCGACCCAACCCTTTGAGATAGATTCAACACTCTTTGAGCAATATGTAAATGTATCCCGCCTGTGCGTGGATGTTGTGCGCTTTGCCCTGTCTAACTATGAAAAAGTAACTGTAGTGGCTGAGTGGGGCAACCATGGCCGCATAGGTAGCAAGCGTGACGCTGTGCCTAGGTCAGATAACTTTGACCGCATGTGTTATGAGTTAGCCCGTCAATTATTAGCAAATGAAAAACGGCTTACCTGGAAAGATAGTCCAGAAGATATACAACGAATAGAGATAGGCAATTATCGCGCTCTTTTGATTCATGGTGACGAAGTAGGGCGTAATGGCTTTGCTAGTCCAGGCGCTATCGTTCAACATGTAAATCGCT